GCCTTCGTAAAAGCAGTCCACCGGACAGACTTCTACGCAGTCGGTGTACTTGCACTTGATGCAGTTGTCGGTGACGACGAAGGTCATTTCTAATTTTCTCCTCAGGCGCGGCTTGCTGCGCCCCTTCACGTGGGGGTCGCAAGGTTTGGGAGCGATAGTCTGCAGACCAGGCTAATAGCCGGCAGCATCCCAAACCGCGCGAGATTCTAACAGCTTGCAAGGCTATGCGTTAGATCCGTGTCTTTAGTGTATAGAGCATTTCGAGCGCACGACGTGGTGTCATGTCGTCCAGATCGAGTTTGGCCAGTTCATCCAGTACCGGGTGCGGCAGACTGGCAAACATGTCGCTCTGCTGTGGCGCTGCCGGCTTGCCTTTGACAGGTTTCGGCGCTTCGTGGGGCAGGGCGGTGTCTTCCAGCCGGCTCAAGTGCTCACGGGCACGGACGATCACTTCGCTGGGCACACCGGCTAACTGTGCCACCGCAAGACCGTAGCTCTGGCTCGCTGGCCCCGGCAATACATGGTGCAGGAACACGATGCGTTCGTTGTGCTCGGTGGCATTGAGGTGCACGTTGGCCACCAGCGGTTGCGCTTCCGGCAGGACGGTCAGCTCAAAGTAGTGCGTGGCGAACAGCGTATAGGCGCGCAAATGCGCGAGGCGCTCGGCGGCGGCCCAAGCCAGGGACAAACCGTCGAAAGTACTGGTGCCGCGTCCGACTTCGTCCATCAGCACCAGGCTGCGCTCGGTGGCGTTATGCAGGATGTTGGCGGTCTCGCTCATTTCGACCATGAAGGTCGAACGGCCACCGGCCAGGTCATCGCTGGAACCGATGCGGGTGAAAATACGGTCGACCAGCGACAGTTCGCAACTGGCGGCCGGTACAAAGCTGCCGATGTGTGCCAGCAGTACGATCAATGCCGTCTGGCGCATGTAAGTGGATTTACCACCCATGTTCGGACCGGTGATCACCAGCATGCGCGTGTTGTCGTCGAGGCTCAGGTCGTTGGCCACGAACGGCGTGGTCAGAACCTGTTCGACCACCGGGTGGCGACCCTGGGTGATGCGCATGCACGGCTCGCTGACGAACCGTGGACAGTTCAGATCGAGGTTCAATGCACGCTCGGCCAGGTTGCTCAAAACGTCCAGCTCGGCCAGGGCGCCGGCGGTGTCCTGCAAGGGTGGCAATTGCGAGATCAGGTCTTCGAGCAAGGCTTCGTAGAGCATTTTTTCACGAGCCAGGGCACGGCTCTTCGCCGACAGTGCCTTGTCTTCGAAAGCCTTGAGCTCCGGTGTGATAAAGCGCTCGGCACCCTTGAGGGTCTGACGACGGATATAATCGGCCGGTGCCGATTCAGCCTGCTTGCTCGGCAATTCAATGAAGTAACCGTGGATGCGGTTGTACCCGACCTTGAGGTGCGACAGGCCGGTGCGCGCCTTTTCGCGGGCCTCAAGGTCGATCAGGAATTGCCCGGCGTTTTCACTGAGTGATTGCAGCTCGTCGAGTTCGCTGTCGTAACCGGTCTTCAGCACGCCACCGTCACGGATTACCGCAGGCGGGTTATCGATAATGGCTTTTTCCAGCAGCGCGGCGAGTTCCGGGTAGGTGCTGGTGATCGTCGCCAGTTGCTGCAGGTGCGGGGCTTCAAGTTCGGTCATCGCCACTTGCAGCTCAGGCAGTGCACCAAGAGCATCACGCAGGCGTGCGAGGTCGCGCGGGCGCGCATTGCGTAAACCGATTCGGGCGAGAATCCGCTCAATGTCACCGATTTCCTTGAGCTGCGGTTGCAGCTTTTCGAAGCGGTAACCGTCGAGCAGGCAGGTGATCGAGGTCTGGCGGGCCAGCAAAACGGTCAGATCGCGCAACGGACGGTTCAACCAACGGGTCAGCAGGCGGCTGCCCATGGCAGTCTGGCAACGGTCGACTACCGATTGCAATGTATTGTCGCGGCCGCCAGCGAGGTTGGTGTCCAGCTCCAGGTTGCGACGACTTGCACCGTCCAGCACCACGGTATCGTCCAGACGCTCATGGCGCAGGCTGCGTAAGTGGGGCAGGGCGGTGCGCTGGGTTTCTTTCGCGTACGCCAGCAGGCAACCGGCGGCGCCGATGGCCAGGGTCAGGTTCTCGCAGCCGAAACCTTTGAGGTCCTGGGTAGAAAACTGCTGGCAGAGACTTTTCAGCGCCGAATCGCGTTCGAAGTCCCACGGCGCACGACGACGAACCCCACGGCGTTTTTCTGCCGGCAGATCTTTTGGCCAGTCGTCCGGAATCAACAGCTCCACCGGATTGACCCGCTCTAGCTCCGCCAGCAGATTTTCCCAACCCTTGATTTCCAGCACGCTGAAATTGCCGCTGGTGATATCCAGTACCGCCAGGCCGAACAGGCGCTCATCACCGAGCACGGCAGCGATCAGGTTGTCGCGACGCTCGTCCAGCAGCGCTTCGTCACTCACCGTCCCCGGTGTAATGATCCGCACCACCTGACGTTCCACCGGCCCTTTGCTGGTGGCAGGGTCGCCGACCTGCTCGCAGATCACCACTGACTCGCCAAGCTTCACCAGTTTCGCCAGATAACCTTCGGCGGCATGGTAAGGGATCCCGCACATCGGAATCGCCTGCCCGGCCGATTGACCGCGAGCGGTCAGGGTGATGTCTAGCAGCTTGGCGGCCTTCTTCGCGTCTTCATAGAAGATCTCGTAGAAGTCACCCATGCGGTAGAACATTAATTGGTCTGGGTGTTGGTTTTTCAGGCGCCAGTACTGCTGCATCATCGGCGTGTGGGAGGACAGGTCGGAGAGTGCTTTATTCATTGGGGCTCGGAAAACTCGTCGAAAGGTGTGGGGCAAAAGTGGGGCATTGGCCCGGCTTTTCCGCAATGGGCGCAAGATTAACATGGGCGGTCCGCCGGACGCAGGCAGGAACGCCACGTGGTCTGTTTCTGCTGGTCTGCGCGCTGTTTATGCGTCATTAATGCAATTCTGCATTTGCCTCCCGTGAAAAGAACAAGCACTATGCGCGTTATGCAAAAACGCAATGTTTCTACCGTATTAAGAGCGCTGCTCAATCAGCACGGGATCTCCCCCACGGAGCTTCACCGGCGCACCGGCGTGCCTCAATCCACACTCTCGCGGATTCTCAGCGGGAAGATCGTCGACCCTTCGGATAAACACATTTCGAAGATCGCCGAATACTTCGCCGTGAGTACCGACCAATTGCGTGGCCGCGCTGAAGTTGCGCCGCTTGCCGCTGGTGGGCGCGAAGTACTGCATTCGGAACTCAAGGATATAAGTCTGTGGGATGACGATACCCCCGTCGATGATGACGAGGTGTCGGTCCCCTTTCTTCGCGAGGTTGAATTGGCTGCTGGATCAGGAAGATTCGTCATCGAAGAAAGCGAGCGCTCTAGCTTGCGATTCGGTAAACGCAGCTTGCGCCATAACGGTGTGCAGTTCGACCAGGCCAAATGCGTGACCGTGCGTGGCAACAGCATGCTGCCGGTGCTGCGCGACGGTGCCACGGTCGGGGTCAATGCCGGCAAATGTGGGATTGGCGACATCATTGATGGCGACCTTTATGCAATCAACCATAACGGTCAGCTTCGGGTGAAACAGCTATATCGCCTGCCCACCGGGATTCGCCTGCGCAGCTTCAATCGCGATGAGCACCCGGACGAAGACTACAGCTTCCAGGAAATGCAGGAAGAGCAAATCGTTATCCTCGGCCACGTCTTCTGGTGGGGCATGTACGCCCGTTAACCGCCTCGCTGTCTGAGCAAACCCGCCATCAGGCGGGTTTTTTTTCGCCTTGAAAAACGTCCAACGCCTTTGTTTTCGGGAGTGTCGATGCGTTTGTGCATTTATTTGTTTTAAATAAATGCATTTGTGCATTGACTGTATATGCATTCATGCATATTCTTTGTCTCAAGCCGCTCGACAAAGCGGCTCGCAACGAAGCTCTTTAGTTCCACCACAAAGGCAGCGATGAACCGGCCTCAACGGTTCAGAGGGTTGGCAACTGACCCGGGTGTGCAGCGTAAAGCACCAGAAGCAGTTATCCGGCGGGCAAGGACCGCGGTCGGAAAAACAATTTGATAGACCCGTACCGCGCCAGTAGCGCCGAAAGGTCGACTTCATCTCACGCACTTGGACGAGTTGAAGGCGAAGGACCGCATTACTGAAAAGCCTGGCACCCCCGGGCTTTTTGGAATGCCTACCTGAGTCAGGCACACAAGAGACATCGATTGACCAAACACCTATCTCTCATCAACACCCCAGGAGGCGTGACATGACAAACGAGCAACAAGCGTTGCTGGACATGCCGGTCTGGCTAGTCATCGTCCTCGCCCTGGTGGGCGGAGTGTCCGGCGAAATGTGGCGTGCCGACAAGGACGGCGCTCGCGGCTGGTCATTACTGCGACGACTGGCCTTGCGCTCCGGCGCCTGCATGGTCTGCGGGGTCTCGGCGATCCTGCTGCTATACGCCGCCGGCATGTCGATCTGGGCCGCGGGTGCCTTTGGTTGCCTCACGGCGATGGCCGGGGCGGACGTGGCCATCGGGCTGTATGAGCGCTGGGCGGCCAAGCGGATCGGCGTTTGCGAAGTACCGCCCCGGGATAACCGCCCGGACCCATGACAAGTCTCCCGATGCATGAACAGGATGTTTTTATGCCCCCGATCATCGATAAGCCCTCGCAATTGGTTGTTGCCATTGTCGAGGCGTTACGCCGTTCAGAACCCGCTATTAATGTCGGCAGTCGTGAAGACTTCGTCGACGACGTCGAGCAACCTTGGGTGGTCATTGGTATTGAGCGCGATGCCACGGCCAATCGTGCCGCTGATGGCCGTATCGCTCATGTTCTGTTTGTTTCAATGCAAGTGGTGTTGCCGGCGGAGTCTGCTGATTTGCAACTTGCGACCTGCGATCTGGCCAGTGCGCTCAAAGACCTGCTCACGGATAACCGATGGGGGTTGCCGGGCGATCAATGCGACGTGCCGTTGAACCTCGACGCCATTCCTTCGACGTTCGTCAGCGGTACACAGACGTTCCCCGCCTGGACCCTGTCCTTCACCCAGACGCTTTACTTCGGTACACCGCTGCTGGACGACCCGGTCGGCATCGCGAAATACGCCCGTACCTGGGAAGTCTCGAACATCGACGATCCCGACCAATACACAGAACTGGAGGGCTAAGCCATGTTCGATGCGCTTTTACGCCTGCAACTCGGGCCGATTATCGAGCGCCTGGCGGAAATGGAGGCGGAGCTTGAAGACCTGCACCGACGCACTGACAGCGTGTGCCGGATTGGCGTGTGCCAACAAGTCGATGCGGCCAGCAACACCTGCCGTGTCAGCCACGGTGAACTGTTGACGCCGGCCATCCGCTTTTTCAATCCCAGCGCCGGAGCGCAAAGCGAGTCGCGGATTCCTTCGGTGGGCGAGCAATGCCTGTTGCTGAACCATGGCGGCGGAGAGGGCGGCGCTCAATCCGTTGCGCTGTTCGGGCTTAACGGCAATCAGTTTCCACCGGTCTCGACCCAGGCTTCGCTGACGCGTCGCCTCTATCGTGACGGTACGCAAAGCGCCTATGACGACGCCAGTCACACGCTGAACTGGAGCAATGGTCCGGCGATGTTCAACGCTAATCGTGAGGCGCTCGAGTTGAGGATCGGGCCGGCGCGACTGGCAATGGCTCCCGAGGCCATCGAACTGCAACTGGGGGCGGTCGGGTTGCGGCTCGACGCATCCGGTGTGCACCTGAGCGGCCCGCTGGTGGATCACCAGGGTCGCGTGATCAGTACCGCTTGAAGGATGTTCCCCATGATAGGAATCGATAGAAACATCGGCGCGACGGTCGACGACTGGCCGCAGTTTGTACAGCGCGCGACCCGGGCGCTGACCACACCTGTGGGGACGCGGCAGAAACGCCCTTTGTATGGCTGTGCCATCCCGCAGCTGTTGGGGCAAAACCTCGGCGATGACCTGCTGATCTTGGCCCAGAGCCACGCGGCCCAAGCGTTCTACAACAGCCAGAACGGCATTGGCGATTTCCAGCCGCAGGTCATTGTTGCCAGTCGACTGGGTGCCGGGTTGCTGCTGCGCTTCGCCGGCACTTGGAACAACCGAAACCAGACGTTCGAGGTGGTGACATGAGCATGTTGATACCGGGGCAGAACCAGTTGGCCGAACCTTCGATCGTCACGGTCGAAGCCTTCGAAGAGCTGTTGGCTGAGTTCAAGACCTTCGTTCTCGAATACGTCGGCGCCCGCGCTCCTGAGAGTGCGGTCAAACTCAAGGCCAGCCTGGAAAACCAAAGCGAATTGCTAACCCTGGCCCTCGAAGCCTTTTGTGTGCGCCTGCAATTGCACGAACGCAAATACAACGCCCGCATCAAGCAGATGCTGGCGTGGTGGGCGACGGGCAGCAATCTCGATGCTCGTTTGGCGGATATGGGGCTGGAACGACAGCTGCTGGACGCAGGTGACCCGGCGGCGTTCCCGCCGATTGCTCCGGAGTATGAAAGCGACGACGACGCTCGTCTGCGCTATTACCTGGCACCTCACGCCCCGGCCGCAGGCTCGCGCATGCAGTATCGCCGTGAGGTCTTCACTTTGGGTGAGCGTCCGGTGGTGACGGTGGATGCGGCAGCAGCGGGGGAGGTGACGGTCACTTACACCTTCGATCCGGACGGTTTTGCCGCGCAGGTCAAAGACGGCAACGGGCGACGCACAGCCCCCGGTGAAGTGATGGTCACTGTGCTGTCACGGGAAGGCGATGGCACGCCAGCCGAAGCGTTGCTTGAAGGCGTGCGTCAGCATTTCGCCCGGCCGGATGTCAGGCCGGAAACCGATCGGGTCACGGTGCAGGGCGCGCACATCAAGCGCTACAACATTCGCGTCGTCGTGCGGATCAACGCCGGCCCGGATTCAGGGCTGACGAAACTCGCGGCGCAACAGCAGTTGCAAGCCTATGCCGACAACTGTCATCGCCTCGAAGGGCGGGTCGACCCGAGCTGGATCGACTACACATTGCACAGCGCCGGTGCGGTCCAGCTTGAGATTCTCGAACCACTCGAACCGGTTGTGGCGACGGCATTCGAGGCACCTTACTGCACCGGCGTAGAGGTGGAGGTACTCACACTATGAGTGAGCAAAACCCTCGTCCGAGTCTGTTGCCCGCCAACAGTTCACCGCTGGAAAAAGCCCTCGATCTCGGGTTCGCCACTTTGCTCGATCGCATTGCGCCGCCGTTTCCCGAATTGATGAACCCTGCGGCCACGCCCTTGGCGTTCCTGCCCTATCTTGCGGCGGATCGTGGTGTCAACGAGTGGAGTGCAACAGCGGCGGAAGCGGAAAAGCGCTTGACCGTTGAACTCGCCTGGCCCACGGCACGTCAGGCGGGCACCCGACTGGCACTGGAAAATGCTGCCAAGGGTTTGCGCCTGATGCCTGAAGTCCGGGCCTGGTATGAGCAGACACCTATCGGCGAGCCCTACAGCTTTTCCGTCAGGGCGTTCACCGAACAACCCTACAGCGAAGCAATCGATGCACGTCTCGACCGACGCCTGGCCGACGCCAAAAGTGAACGCGACACCCTGTCGATATCGGTTGGTTTGAGCGCGTTCGGCAGTCACGTCATCGGCGCGGCGACAGTGTGCGGCGAGCTGACCACGGTTTATCCCGTGGTTATCGAAGGGCTGGAAACGTCAGGCGTGGCTTTCATGGCTGCCGGGCTCTACAGCGTCGAAACATCCACTATTTATCCTCAGGGGGCCTGAATGGCTGACTATTACACCCTGCTCACGAACGCAGGGATTGCCTACGAAACCGCCTGCAAGGCGGCGGGCGTGCCGATCAAGTTGTCGCAGATTTCGGTCGGTGACGGCGGCGGCGCCGTCTACAACCCGGCGGCTACCGCCACCGCACTCAAGCGCGAAGTGTGGCGCGGACCGCTCAACGCACTGTTCCAGGATGAGAAGAATCCGAGTTGGTTGTTGGCTGAAGTGACCATCCCGCCCGAGGACGGCGGCTGGTATGTGCGCGAAGCCGGGCTCTGGACCGATACCGGCATCCTCTACGCCATTGTCAAATATCCGGAATCGTTCAAACCGGTGTTGGCGACGTCCGGCTCGGGGAAAGAGTTCTACATTCGCTCGATTTTCGAGACCAGCAATGCGGCGTTGGTGACATTGTTGATCGACGACACGGTGGTCAAGGCAACGCGGGCGTGGGTCATGAGTTATCTCGCCGAAGAGTTGGCCAAGCTCGATGGCAAGCAATCGGTGCGCGTCGCAGCCACGGGCAATGTGGCGTTGAGCGGGGCGCAGCAAATTGATGGTGTTGCGGTGGTCGCGGGCGATCGTGTGTTGCTGCCCTCTCAGACGTTGGCCAAAGACAACGGCATCTGGGTAGCGTCCAACAATGGCTGGTCGCGCTCCTTCGATGCCAATAGCAATGCCAGGGTGACACCTGGTCTGACGGTCATGGTTGAAGAGGGAGTGACCAACGGTGATTCGCTTTGGCACCTTACAACCAACGGTTCCATCACGCTGGGCACTACAGCGCTTACTTTTGAAATGCTCGCAGGCAGGACCGGAATCCAGCCGGGCAGCTATCGGGGACTGACCGTTGACAAGTATGGCCGGGCCCTTGCAGGTGACAATCCAACCACGGTAGCGGGCTACGGGCTAACAGACGTATATACCAAGGCACAGGTCGAGGCGTTTGCGTTGAGCGTAGCGGGTGACCGTGTTGGCGAGGTCACACACTTCGCGATGGCAACCCCCCCCGCGGGCTTTTTGAAACGCAACGGCGCAGCAGTGTCGAGAGCGACGTACGCTGCGCTGTTCGCTCGAATCGGCACCCTGTACGGAGCGGGCGATGGTGCTACGACGTTCAATCTGCCGGATTCCCGCGCGCATTTCGATCGGGGGCTCGATGACGGACGCAACGTCGATCCTGGACGCGGAATCGGCAGCGCACAGGCCAGTCAGAACGCTGCCCACGTGCATACCGCGAGTGCAGCGGTGGCCGGAGCCCATACCCACGCGATCTGGATCAACCTGGATCGTGGGCCGGGGACGGACGGCAACGCTATTTGGGGTGATGAGCCTTGGTACGGCTCTGCAGGCACGACGACCAGCGCAAACGGTGATCACTCCCACGCAATCACCATCGCCAGTTCGGGTGGTACGGAAGCCCGGCCTCTCAATACGGCTTTCCTCGCCTGTATCAAATATTAATCAGCCCCACATTGGAGTTTTTGCGAATGTCAGACGAACACATGGCCGCAGTACGCGAGTTGTCCTGGTGGCTCGCTGATGAGGTCACACCACCGACAATCTGTAATGTGCACCCGGTTACCGCCGAATTCATTGGCACCGGGCGAGCGGACCCCAGCCCGTTGGAACCCTTTACCTGGTTGATCCCCGCGCATGCTTATCAGTGCGAGCCTCCCTCGCCATCCCCGGGAAAAGCGGCCGTCAGGGATTCGGCTGGTGGCTGGACACTGATGGCGGATCATCGTGGTTCAACGGTCTACAGCACCGAAACCGCAGAGGCGCAGGTCTGGGAGGACTTGGGGGATTTGCCCGAGGGCTACACGCATGAAGCGCCGCAAAGTCCACTCGATAAGTGGCAGAACGATCAATGGGTCGTTGATGAGGAGGCAGTCTCAGTCGCTCTGAAAAAGAAAGCGGCGAAGCGCAAAGCGCTGATGACGCAGTTCAGCACAAACATGATCGCCACTCTGCAGAATGCGTTTGACCTGGGTATTGCCACTGAAACCGAAGTTGCTGCGCTCAAGTCCTGGAAGATCTACGGCGTTGAACTCAATCGAGTCGAAGTTGTTGGCAAGTCACCGCTGGATAGTGAATGGCCGGCTAGTCCGAACGATGACTGGATGGTTGCCTGGCTCGTGTCTCAGGGCTTTGATGATCCTCCTCTTGAGAGCTTCATCGTTTCCGAATAACGCCCCGCACCCCGGGGCGTTTTTTTTGCACCGAGTATCACCTTCAACACCCGCCAGCCCCTTCCTCATGGGGCTTTTTCGTTTATGGAGAAACTGAAATGGCAGAACGCCAAACCTACACCGTGCTCGTCCCATTCCCCACCGGAGGGGGTCATTGGTCGAGCGTCGGTCAGCAATTGCAATTACTCGACGTGGAGGCAGGTGCGTTGCGCAGTGCCGGTCGCCTGGGACTGAAAACCGAGGCTGCCGAGTCGGCCTCCCCATCCACTGCGGCCAAAAAAGCCGCCACCAAGAAGGCTGAATAACCATGGCTGAGGTTTTGAACTTCGAGCACAACGGCATCACCGTCAATGCCACCGAATCCCCCGAGGCCATGGGTGGCCTGGGTGACAACGTCATCGGGCTGATCGGCACCGCGCCGAAGGCCGATCCGTTGATTCCACGCAATGCGCCGTTTCGCATCAACAGCTTCACCACCCAAGCGCTGCTGGACCCGACCGGCACCGAAGAAGGCACGCTGTATCACGCGGTGTTCCAGATCCTGAAAGTGGTCAAGGTACCGGTCTATGTGGTCATCGTCGAAGAGGGCGCGACCCCGGCGGACACACTGAACAACGTTATCGGCGGTATCGACCCGCTGACCGGGCGCAAGCTCGGTCTCGCGGCGTTGGGCGGTGTACCTGAGGACCTGACCATCATCGGTGCGCCGGGCTTCACCGGCACTAAAGCAGTGGCCGGTGAATTCGCTTCCTTCGGCAAACGCATCAAGGCCCGTGTGGTGCTCGACGGCAAGGACGCCGCGGTTGCCGATCAGGTGACCTACAGCCAGGAACTGGGTGGCGCGGAGCTGGGTTTCGACCGCTGCCTGCTGGTGCACAACATGCCGTCGGTGTATTCCAAGGCCGCGAAGAAAAACGTCTTCCTGTCGCCGTCGAGCCTGGCCATCGCGGCCCTCGCCAAGGTCAAGCAATGGGAAAGCCCGGGCAACCAGGTGACCTTCGCCGAGGACGTTTCGCGGGTGGTGGAATACAACATCCTCGACAATTCCACCGAGGGCGATCTGCTCAACCGCTACGGCATCAGCTACTACGCCCGCACCGTCCTCGGCGGTTTTTCACTGCTGGGTAACCGCTCGATCACGGGCAAGTTCATCAGCTACGTCGGCCTCGAAGATGCGATCAGCCGCAAGCTGGTCAAGGCCGGTCAGAAAGCCATGGCCAAGAACCTTACTAAATCCTTCATGGATCAGGA